TCTCTGGAGTATTGAACCACCCTCTAGATGGTTTTTCTAGTATTTCATGTACTGATTCACCATGATCCACAAAACCAAATGGTGAAAGATCATTCTCTATTTCTTCTTCAGATTTTTCACGAAGTCTTGCAAGAGTATTAATATCTGTAATATCTTTAAAGAACGTCTGATCGGATAACCATGCAAAAAGAACCAGACCCATGACCATATCGTCATGATTACCTGGTTCGGCTTCATACGACACACCTTTCTTAGAAAAAGTAGATAGTTCTGAGATAGTGTGTTTATCATGTACTACAAGTTGATTCTGTTCAATTAATAGTTTTAGTATAGAACAACCTACTGATTTTACGGTCTTGGTAGTTCTGATACCTTTGTCGACATTATTACCAAAACCAGATGAAATTCGTTTACCACTTCGACCTGCATTTTCGGTGAAGAGTAGATTTTCATATTCAAAATCATAATGAAGTGAAGTTGATATTTGTTCACCTAAGTCATTGACTTCCACAAGAACGGAAGCATTATTATAACTTTTTGCTAGTCGATATACAATCTCGGCATAGTCAATAGGAGTCATAAGATTATTTCGGAAAGCACAGACTTGTTGATAAGGCATTGTAGTCACATCAATAATGCTAAATGCAGAATAGTCCAGACCTTTACCTCTGGAAACGTCCACAATAGAAACGTAAGTGTGTCCTGGAACAGGATTCTCATAGACGGATAGCCCATCACGTTCATTTAATGGTATAGATGCTTGTAGTTGTTTTAGTTTCCAACCAGCAATAAGTGTACCAGAAGAACCTTGGAACTCCACTTCATATTCCTGAGCAAACTTCTGTAGATCAAAGTTCATAGCAGCAAGAGTAGCTTGTTTCCAGGCTTCGTCTCTACCAGGAACAGCAGACCAATGGACAAGAATAGGTCTATATGAGTTCTTACCTTGCTGCGCATTAGTCCAAATATGATAGAAGTGATTTAGACCATTTGGAGTTGAAACAAGAATAAGTTTTGTGGATGTACCAGAAGAAATGGTAGGATATACTGAAGTGAAAAACTGATCCCAGTTTTCAATAAATGCAGCCTCATCAATAAAGATAAGATTGATAGAATAACCACGAATGTTATCAGATGATGTTGCGGCAGCAATGACTCTTGAATTGTTTTCAAGTTCAAATGAACCTTTGTTCCATTCGGTGACACCTTGTTGAAGCCACTTAGGAAGATGTTGATATGCTAGTTGGATTCTACCCAAGATTTCACGGGCAGTTTCACCTTTGTTGGCGAGAAGAGCTACAGTTTTATCTGAATGAAAAAGGATATACCAAAGAATAAATGCAACCGTAACAGTCGACTTACCTGCCTGACGTGCAGTTGCAATAATAGTATAGCGCTCGTCAGTCATAGACTTGAGCATCTCACGTTGATAGTCATATGGTGTAAAATTAATTAAACCACGGTCCACATTTATGATGCGCATGTAAGTTTCAACAAAGTAGATCACATCCTGTGAACACTTTGCATATTCTGCAACAATATCAGGTGACCAGTTGATTGGTACTCCAGATCGTTTTAGATTTGGATTCCCATTATAAGATCTAAATTGGTCAAAAAGATTGGTTGACATTAGTACTCTTTATTGGTATAATAGGTATTGACCTTAAAAGGATGGTATAGGTTATTTGTTCCTGATATCTGCTAGAATCTTTTGAAGCTCTGCAGTTGATCCTACAAAGAGATTGTTGGTTACTTGTTTTGCTTCTTGGTCTCTAGGTTCATCCACTTTGTCTAGTTCACGAATAGACTTTTGAACTTTCAATAGTTTCTCTGAGGCATTGACTACAGTTGTCATAAGGTTTGAAAGTACTTCAAAATCTCTAGCACTTTGTGATTGGTCTGCTATCTGTGCCATTCTTGCTATGGCATCGGATCCATTTTGGATCACTTCACGAATATTTGCTCTGGCGTAAGTAAAGTCCTCATTTGCAGAATCATTCTTGGCGTTTGCTACTATAGTTGATACTGCAGTAGCAAATGGAGAAGGAACAATTCCTAGAGCATCATTGATTGGGTTTGTATTGGCTGTCATGGTGTTTCATCTATGTCTATCACAAATCCAAAGTCATCAGATGCCACAATGTCATTGACTGGAATAGATATACTTGAGTTTGAAGTTGGCTGACCATTTGCGGTTAAACCAGGTTGAATATGAATAGTAACTACTGGATCTTCCACATCGGAAATGGAATCTGCCGTATCTGGTGGAACAAAGATTTGAGTATTGGCATACTTGATAACTTTAGCGGTCTTAACTGGGCCGTATAGATATCCTTTGAGAGTGAAATCTAGTGTCCATACCATGGATCTTCTATCGGCAAAGTTACCATCATAGACATCTTCTATTCCTACTCTGTTTAGAATAACAGGTATGTCATGCTTAATATTCATTTCTGGAATAATATTAGCAGTGACAGTCCAATCTGGTGTGAAAAATGGCAGAATTTGTTCTACAATCTTAGTACCATCCTCTGCATTCTTACAGAGAATACTAAGTTGAAATGAAATATTATATGGAACAGGTGCGTATTGATATTTACGCTTGTTCTTGTCAGTGTCATTTACCGAAACTCTATTAACAGTTTGTAACTTTCTAGAGCCATCGTAGTCAAAACCAGTGATTTCAAATGACATCATGGGTAGAGGATAGACTGCAGTAGGTCTGTCAATATTTGGATCTTCTACTACACGAGCAAGTGCTTTGTCTCTAGGACCATAGGTAATGGGCACACGCATGAGATTAGTGACATTACCATTCTTATCTGTTCTAGTAATATAAAGATTATTGAATAGAGTACCAAAACAGATTATGTACTTGCGGATAAGATTGAAGTAGAATGGCTTAAACATTAATAGTCATCTTCTGCAAATGGGTTCTTTTCTTCAAATGAGATGAAATCATCCGAACCAATACCGAAGTTATCAGTGCCATATTGAATGGCATCATTATCTGCTACAGGATTTGTAGCAGATAGATTATAGTTTTCCATGACTAGAATATCGCCATTCTCATCAACTAGATAATCGCTATTTTCATCCATTAGAGCATGGTCAAAAATATTTGTGGAATAGTTCTTTTGTAGTTTATCAATCTCTGCAAATCCAGTGTTGAATACTTCATTAGAGTACTCAAAGAGCTCACAGGTAAACTTCCATGTAGGCAAAGTACCTAATGGATAGAACATAGATGTCTTTTCCACATACATGATCTTAAAACATTTATCATTTAGTGGAAAATAGATAAGATCACCTTCATTTGGTCTAGGTTGAGAAGTAACGGTGCCAATATTCTCATCAAAGATTCTTTGTGAAACTACAAATGTGACTTGATCACGGATTTGTAGACCAAACTTAGACATGAAGTTTCTATCACCAGTAAAGCCATCAACCGACTCAATATACATCACAATCTGTAGTGCTTGTGTATATTCTGATGAATCATCCTCAGTATAGAGTTGGTCAAAGTTTGTAATCTTTCTGGGGAGATACATTACATCTTGACCATAGATTGATATAGACTCAATAATCAAATCATGCAGCAGATCTTGCTCACCAGACGATGCAAAGTTATTGAAGTAAACAGAACTGCTACCACGCATTTGCTTATCCTAAAAGTTCTATAAGTCTGAATATTAACATTTTTTTGTATATCCATCCGCTATAAGCATATGCCATTTTTCTGTTCCAGGTTTTGCCATTTTTTTATTACCGTTCTTATGAAGAGCTTGTAATCCTATTTTAGATAAAGCTACCTTTTGTCTATTTATTTCATCAGACATTGCATTTCTTTCACCGAAAGCAGCGGCTCCATTTTTCATAGTTTCGGATTGTTTTTTACGTTGAGCTTCTGATTTAGGCACACCTTTAAACGTTTTAGAGACAACTTGTTTATGTTCATCAGATTGATTATATTTTATTATATTTTGTCTGGCTTTTTCTTTTCTTTCTTCGGTATGAGCTGGTAGTTTCCTATTTGCCATACCCCTTTCCCAGTTTTCAATATAAACAGGATCTTGAAGTTGTTTGTATCTAGCGTCTCTATTTTTTTGTCTAGTTTCTTCTGTAACTTCTCTACCTATCATTGCATTTTTTGCTGCTATCTTAAGTAATACATATTGCCATGATGCAAGAGGTGTCTGATCTTCTCTTCTACTCATGCGTGAAAGAGCACTAAATGCACTTCTTCTATGTTTATCAGATAAAGTACATTTAGTTAATAACCAATGGCATAAAAAATGTTCTTTATATGTTAGAGTTACAATATTTTCAATAACGTCAGAACCACCAAATGATTTTGGCATAATGTGATGTTTTTCAGTATAAATATCATTCAAGGTTCTATTTTTTGCATTGGTAATAATATTAATATACCAACGAGAATATTTGTTTTCAGATAAAAATGTATTATACATAGCTGGTGTCTCTCCTATAGACATTAGAACGGGTGGATGCTGTAACATCGTGATCCGTACTATTTATATAATATATATTTTACCCAATCACATCAATCCCCAATCATGTCTGTAACTGGCAAGCTGTAAGAAGAAATCATTTCATTCTCTAGTTCTTGACGTTCTTTAGTGGCTTCATCATAGATGGTTTGACCATTGAAAGTGAGACCACCAGGAAGTTGCATACCGGAAAATTTCTTAAGATTAGTACCCCATTGTTGCTTGATTAGACATGAAGCATATCTATAGAGCCAACGATCTTTCCATACATCAGCATAAACATCTGGATCTACAATCTGATATGCTTCTGCAATGATGTAGTCACCTTCATTGATGATGTTCCAATCCATATCAATATAAAGTCGATTGATATGACGATTATAGCGAATAGGTTGTTGACCTACTAACATTTGTTCAAGGAACTGAACGTGAGTGAGTGCCATGTAATATGGAACCATGGATACAGAGGTCAGTGTGTAAAGATCATTGAGAGCAATCTGATAACGGATATTAAATAGATTATTAGTATTCAGTGCTTGTCCGATAGGAAATAGATTGACTACACCAATGACATTCTCTGGCATAGGTACATAGCGATCTATCTTAGTCTGAGCAGTAATCTGATACTTGAAATAAATCTTTTCAGAGCCGTCAAAATGGTAGTCCCAATAATATTTTAGAGCTTCGTCTATTCTATCCTCTACTTGATCATCATCCACGTTAATCTCAACCACCGGTTTACCCAATGATCTCAGGCA